GTGCCGAACTGCTCGATCATCGTGTTGTGACCGATCGTGACGCCGGACGGCAATACGCAGCTCACCGCACTGTTGCTGGTGAAACGGATGATCTTCCCGTTGTCGTCGGAGACCAGCGTGTAGCTAGTGCCAGTCTGGGTGTTGATTCCCGCTGTCTTCGGCGTGTACGTGTTCGCGATCCCGAGCGCCGTCGCGAACTGGACGTCGTCGGTGCCGGCCGCCACGGTCGCGGTCGAGGCCTTGACCGGAACGTCCGGAGGCGCTGCTACTCCCAGTGCTCCGCGCGCGGTGGCGGAATCAGGCGCCGACAGCACCGTCTTCATGTAGGTGGTGACGCCCAGCGTCGAGAGCGCGGTGCTCACGTCCGGGTCGTCCATCAGCGTCTTCATGTAGTCGGTGATGTCGAACTGCGAGAGCGTGCCCGCGCCGGTCGAATACTGGACCTTGTTCGCCGCCCACACCAAGTTGACGAACGCGTCGAGCTTGGCGCTCGCGTTCTGCTTGCCGGACACCTGCGATGTCACGAACCCGGTCGTCGCCTTCGACGCCAGCGCATCCACTAGGCCGGCGATGTCGCCGATGATCAACGTGACCGCGCCGGTCTTACCCGCCACCGAGGCCACCGGCCCGGACTGCACCGCGTCGATCAGGCCCTGCACCGTCACCATGTCGGCAGTGACGGTGTTCATCGCCGCCACTGACTGGTCCTTGGCAGCGACCGACTGGACGAGCAGGTCCTCCATCGCCGGAAGAACACCCGCATGGGCCGCGATCTGCCACTGGCTGCTGGTCTGGGTCTTGCTAGCATACACAACGTGAGTGGAAAGATCGCCGGTCGTAGAGTGCCATCCATCCGGGTCGATGGAGAGGATGCCCCAGTTGCTCGGGTCGGTCTCGTCCAACGCCAGACAGAAATGCGTTGGCGTGAACAGGTCGGCACCTTCGGTCACCGTCCAGCCGACAAACTCGCCCGGCACGAGAGAATGGTTCGCTCCCGTCACCCGGCAAGTCAGAAAACCAAGCTCGGCTGCCGCCTGAATCGTCGTTAGCGCGGGCCCGAGCACCGTGTTGATGCGTACGAGCCCGAGCTGAATCAACGTGTCTTCAGCCTGACCAAAACCAGCGAACTCGGCGTCGAGCCGGTAAAGCTCATCCCATAGCGCCTTGAACCGGCGGTTATAGAACGCCTTGTCCATAGGCGTCCGCTCGGACTTAACCTCCAGGTCGTTGACATATGAGACATTGAGCGTCATTCGCGCGGGTACTCCGGCTCTGCGGTAGCGCACAAGTCGGCGAACGGCGTGCCGTCGTCCGTCGTACCGTTGTAGACGGACAGCGGCACCCGGTAGACCGGGAATCCCTTCTTTTGCCCCTCAGTCTCGGCCGGCCGGAATGTCACGTTGTGGGCTTTGAACCACTTGTTGACCGTGACCTTGTAGCCGGTTGGTTCTGCTGCCATCTCTCACCTCCTCCTGCTCATGGCGGTTGCGTGAACGCGATGCGCTCGCCGACGATGAACGGTGCTCCAACGCCGTCGTTCGCGCCGTTGTGGATGATGCGGAACGAGGTGACCCCAACGCCCGGACTGAATGTCGTCGTGCGGACGATCGTGCCGTCATCCAACAACTCGTCCTGCGCCGTGCCTCCAGTGTCGTAGGTCGCGCCGTAGTACAGCGCGACGCTGAGGTCGTGGTGCGCCTCAACGTAGTTCTTCAGCTTGCTGATCACCTTGACGTGCTGAGTGCTCGCAGTCGTGATCGGTTTAGAGATGTGATGCACGGTCGGAGCTGACGCGCGCATCAGCTCGACCTCGCTGTTCGTCAACGAGAACCCGGGCATCAGGTCGGTCGTACCCGTAATGACGACTCGGAACTGCAGTAGCGGATCGCCGCCGTCGAGGACCGGCGTGTCTTGCTGGAACGCTTGCCACACACCGTCCACCATCACTTCGTAGTGCAGATCGCACGCCGCTGGGATGATGTGCTCGGCAAGCACGTCTACGCCGCCAATGCCGCCGGGGAGTTGGAGCGGCGCAAGGTTGATCTCGTAGCGGAGCTGACCGCCCGGGCTCGACTGATCGCCCCAGCGTCCCCAGGTGCAGAAATGCAACCGGAACCGCATGACGCGCGGACCGCCCGACCAAGCGCGGAACGTCGATCCGTCGTTGTACCAAAAATGGCCTTGGCACACTTGGTAGGCCGCATCGTTGTCACAAAACGAGAACTCGTGATCGAACGTCGAGTGGACGTGGATGCCGAAGTGCTGGCCCTGCGTCAGGAACACCGGCGGGAAGTTGATGCGGACTGGCCAGACATAGGTCGGGATCACGTTGTAAGTCGGTAGGCTCATCCAGAACAGGCCGCCCAGGATGACTGTAATCACGTCCTCGACGATGATGTCGCCTGCGTAAACCGGCTGGCCGTAGCAGGTCTGGACGCTCGCAGCGTCGAGCACAGCACGCCGTAGCGACTGGTTGCCTTGGTCTGGTGTGGCGTCCTCCATGCAGCCCGAGATGATGAGCGACAGTGGCTGGTAGAGCTGCCGATGCGAGAATAGCGTGATGCCGGAAAGCCAGCCGTCCTGCGCGTTGTAGAACGTTTGGCAGCCGTGGTTACCGCTGTGGCTGAAGTCGGTGTAAACCTTGGCCCAGTGATGGGGCTCGACCCAGTCGCGCCAGTAGTGATTCCAACGATCGTAGCCATGGCGAGGCCAATACAGGCTCTGCTCGTTGTGAATCATCGTTTCCTGCCACTCGACCTGCTCCCACGTTTCGGTCGTGAAGCTAAGGATGTGGTAAGTCGGATCGCGCTGAGCTTCGAACCACCAGACGCTCGCCGCAGGCCACGGCACAAAACTCGGGCCGAACCGGAACCGCCAGCGTGACGGTGTCAGCTGACGCACCGGAAAGTTCCAGAACCCCCACGTCAAAATTCTGACCGGTGTCCAAGGCTTGTCCGGGAACGAACAATCATAGCGTACACGCGCGCCCGAGGGCTTGGGCAGCACAAACCCGTCGAACGCTTGGATCACGCGCTCGGCTGGATTGAGGAGCTGCAGCGGGCCGCTCCAGCCGACGCCACCGGGCGGAAAACGCAATCCCTCCTCGATCCGGGCCGAATACGCCCCGCTCACGTTGGCCGCCAGATCGCTCTCGTCCTCATCCAAGAAACGGTCGGTGCCGTACCACTGGAACGCCTCCGGCCTGTGCGCGTAGGTCCACAGTTCGTTGACCAGATCGACCAACTGCTGGAACTGGGTCAGCAACGTGTAGAGCAGCATCTGGCTCGCGAGGTTGGCCAAGTCCGTGCGCAGGGTGTCGATCATGCCCTGCGCAACGCCGCGCCAAGCCTCCATCTGCGCGAGCCGCGCTGCCACCAGCTCGAGGTTGTCGAGCTGGGTGTCCGTCACCTGCGTGAACGAGATGATCCCGGTCGGATCGCACAGCACATAGCCAATCAGCAGGTAGGTCGCCTCCACCCCAGGGAACTGCGGGTCGGCGCTCTCGTTGCCGGCGACCGTTGAGATGTTGCAGTAGCGCGTGCGTTGCATTGCCACCGATTGCGGCTCTGCCATGCCGGTGTCGGCGTCGATCAGGAAGTTTCTGGGCTGGATGTCCTCATCGATCGTCTGGCCCCACGCCACCACCGCGAAATACTTTCGCGCCGTGACGGGAAGCTGGTTGTAGAGGTCGATGCTGACCTCATCCTCACGCGCGTACACCGCGCCGCCGCTGTAGAGCCGCCCCTGCGATGTCTTGATCGTCGTCTGCGCCGCCTTGGTCAGTGTGAAGCCGCTGTACGCCTTGGCGGGATTGATTGCGTCAAGGACGACGTGATCGAGGCTCTGCTGGACCCAGCCCTGCTGGTTAAGGAAGTCTTCGGCTTGAAGCTCCTGGTTGTCACGGAAAACCACCATCTTTTCCATGGCTTAGCTCCCCTTCTGGATGTGTGCTATAAAGTCTAGACGTACTTCCGTCTTCTCCATCGGGAAGCTCCTTGAGAAAGGCATGAGCGATGTATCGCTACGAGATCGCACCAGACGCGCTGACCGAGCACTTCTTCGCTGGACCACCTGGTCGGTACAAGTTGAGTCGCGCTGAACGGAAACGTCAGTCCTGGCGCGCATATTACGAGCGCAACCAAGAGGCCATGGTCGAGCGCGCTACCGCATGGGCGAAAGAGAACCCAGCTCGCCGCAGAGCCATCAATGCTGCGCGCTATTCGACGCCGGAGCGCAGAGAGATCACCGCCGCTGCCACGAAACGATGGGCCGAACAGAATCCCGAAAAATGGGCAGAGACCAGACACCGTGCCCAGTTCATTTTCCGTCTTAAGAAGTATGGCCTGACGCTCGAACAGTACGCCGCGATGTTAGAGGCGCAAGGAAACTGCTGCGCGATCTGCAAGTCCACGACCAACTACGTTCGCAGCGGCATGCAAGGCGCGAAGTCGAAGGGCAAGGGCTGGGCGAGCACCAAGCGCATCGGCTTCGCAGGGTGGTGCGTCGACCACGACCACGAGACCAACCAGGTGCGTGGCATTCTTTGCTCGACCTGCAACATCGCGATTGGTGCCGCGCAGGACGATCCCGATCTGCTAATCACCATGGCCGCGTACTTGCAGAGCTTCAAAGGCTAGTTCTCGGTCTGCTCGCCGACGTAGTGACGCCCGTCTGGGACGCGCACGTCGCGGAGCTGGATGGTCCTGGTCACGGTCGTGTCGACAAGGATCGTGTCGCGAACGGCCATGCTGGCGCGCACGCCCCGCAGCAATCGCGGGATCGCTTCATTCTGTTTCGGTCGGAAGAACCCGCGTAGGTAGCGCGTGGTTGAAACGTAGAACTGCGGCATGTCAGCCGTGATCTTGATCAGCGCCTCCGCCGTGTACTTGTGGATGCCAAAGCGGCAAGCCCCCATGTAGTACGACGCCGCACGCTGGTCCGGCGCTCGGTCGGCATCAAACAAGTAGAACCGCTCGTACATGAACTGCCACGCATTGGAGCGCGGCAAGAACTTGCCTGTTGGCCGTCCTCCGCGCACACGCGTCAGCCCGAGCTCTGGCGAGCCCGTGCTGAAATCGCGCGGAACGATCTGTTGGATTGGCATGTGTTTTAGAAGTTATGGGTCAGGACGGGCGCGCCGAGGACCGGCGAGCCGACCGTCATGTTGACCGTGCGGATTGCATAGCCAGGACGCGTGAATGTTGGCGCGGAAACGATGATCGCAAACGAGTTGAGCTTGTGGCCCTGCTTGAACACAGGAACCGTGAACGTCGGATGTCCCGCCGACGCAGGAGCGGCAAACGCCGAGTACCGCAGCAACGCCGTTCCGAACACCGGAGACGATGTGTTCAGGTTTGTCGCGTTCTTCATGCGGTAGCCCGGTTCGCCGAACCACAGCATCGACGTCACTAGGTTGTTCGCCACGATCACGTGACGCTGCTTGAGCACACCGACGCCGATCACGGGCGAGTTGACTTCCAAGTCATCGCCGGCAAAGCCCTTAGCGGTTGCGCGGCCGAACTGCGGCGGGCCTACCTCAAGCGACGACGCCACGAGATGAGAACATAGCTTGGACGGCCGCGACAGGTACTCACCCCTTGCCGCATACAGCTCGGTCGGTCTGCGCGGATGCCGGATCGCAACGTATTCCGGCCGCACATTCAGCAGCTCCTCCTGCGGGAAGATCGTTTGGTATTGTGCCTTCCCTTGGTAGAAATCGAGGAAGCCACTGCGCCCGATGCTGATCGTCCGGAGTGGAAGCTGGACCCCAAGGAAGATGCCGTATTTGCCCGCGCCGCCGAGGAACTTGCCGCTCTCGCCAATGAAATAGTTCGGCCGCTTCTCCAGCGGCAGGATCACCTCTTCGTCATACTGCGAGACACCCGGCGTGTAGCCCCAGCCGGCGCCGGGACCCATGTTGATCTTCTCGACCTTGCGGATCGTTAGGGTCGTTTCGACTCCGGTCCGCGGCTCGTAAATCGTTGCCGTCCGCGTGTACTTGCCGCCCGCGTCTTGCACGGTCGGGTACAGCTTCCAGTTCGGGCCAAGGAACGATCCGTTTTTCTGAAAGATGCGGTTGAGCCCGGTGCCGTCGTAGTGCTTGCCGGTAAAGCACAGCCATCGAAGCTGCTCGCGCGCGACATACGGGTAGATGCGGAGCTGAGGAAAGCGGGCGACGTAGGCAGCACGCTCTTCAGCCGTTTGCTTCTTCGTGCCATATGCGCGCGCGGGAGGAACGACACAGCGTTTGACATGACCACGAACCGCCGAGACGAACTCGTCCAAGCCTGCGCGCTTGCCCCTGACCGACTTCAGGTACCACTGGCGAGCGACCCAGTTGCGCCGGAACGTTTCATCCCAGTAGTTCTCCCACAGGTTGACGCCCATCGCCCAAGCGAGAAACGGCAGGTGCTCAAACGCGACCTGCCACGGATTCCACTGGTCGATGATCGCTTCCGCATAGATGTCCATCAACCGTTCGGCATCGGTGTCGGCGGCAGCTTTCTCGAACCCGGTCGCCGATCGGTACAGCGTCAGCGCACCAGGATTCGCGATCCGCTCAGCCGGCGGAATCTCGAACGGGTCGGGGTAGTCGTTCTCGACCGGGTACAGTTCAGCCATGGATCGGAGCGCCGAACACTTTCCATCCTAGCAACAAGAACAGCACAAACAGCAAGAGCGTGCTGCCGAGCGCGCCGTAAGGTCCGATGTAGCCGAAGTGAACGATCAGTCCGAACACGAACCAGATCAGCATCAGAATCCAGAAACAAAGGCCCAGGGTCATGTCTTGCCTCCCTCTTTAACGCAGACCCACCGATCAGTGCTAAGCACGCTCACTTGGTCCTCCGGACAATACTTGCCGTGATCTAGCAGCAGCACGATGGCGACCGCGATCAGTACCGCGATCAAAGCCGCGATCACAGTGCGGACCGCGACGCTCACTAGCCGACGCCCGTCCATGTGATGTCGATGTGCGTCACCCACACTACGCTGTCCTGGCCGACGACGACGTCGCCTTGAGGCTGCTTGATGACCCGGTTGTATACGCCACCAGCATCGGTCAGCACGCCGTCGATGTTCATGATCGTGTGATCGTAGCCCAGCCATCGCTGCTTCTCGACCAACTGCATCAACCCCGTCACAACGTTGGTCAGCACGCCAGCAAGGTCGTAGCCAGGGAACGTCTTCAACGAGATGTCGTAGCGGGTCTGGTACACCTTCGGCCGCGCAATGACGATCTCGTCCGTTAAGCCTTTGCGTGTGTCGGCGATGATGTACTTGTAGACCTCGAGGATTTGGTCGTTCGTAGGGATCGGCGGCGGGCCCGGATTGATCTCGAATGACACCTTGAGTGGATCGATCAGCCCGGTCTTGATCTGCTTCTGAACAATGAACAACACCTGTTGCTCAGACAGCGCCAACGTTGGGATGTTGACGAGGATCGGGATCGTCACAATACCGGTGCCGCGCGTGGTAAACGCGGCCGCGTCCCGCAACACGTTCGCCCCTAAAGCGCTCAGCGCATAAAAAGCATAGCTCTCCGTCGTTCCATGTGGGCCGAGGATGTTTGGGCTCAACCAGATGCGGCGGCGGTAGTTGTCGTCGCTCTCGCCCGGTTGCCTCGGAACGCCGCCCGGGTAGCGCGAAGCAATGCCGTCTAGGTTAGTGCCAAACGAGAACGCGAGCATCACAGCGCGCGCGGCTTGGTTAACCCTGTCCCGCAGCATCAGCTCGAAATAAGCCGCGTTCTCCGTCAGGATTTTGATCGGATCGAACTCGAGCTGCGCTATGTCGTACTGTGCAGCGTTTGGCGGGTCTTCCTCAGCCCAACGCAATTTGAACCGCAGCATGCGGTCGTCGATGATCTTGTCGGTGTCGATGGTCTCCAACACCGACGGGCGCTGCAGCAGCTACGGCTGGATGACCGGAAAGCGCGACGGGGTCGGGGTAACCAAGGTTACCATGTCAGCTCACCTGTCCGCCGAGCGCCGGGTCCCATATTTCGCCACCACGGCTCAGCAGCGTGTTGGCCCGGCGGATGTAGGGCGACGGATCACCCAGATGAGCGCGCGGGCGGTAGTTGCCCTCGGTGCGGAAGAACACGTGGCCGAGCCTGAACTCCCCCGCCACGTCGAACGTCTCGGTCGGCTGCCATTGCTCGATCGCGGTGTCCATGAAGAACACCGTCTGGATGCGGTAGTTCGGTTCCCACAGCTCGATGCTTTCTGCCATCGCCCAGTGGAAGCGCGTGATGATCCGCGGCACCGCGATCTCGCCCAGGATGTGAGGGACGTAGGAGCCCACCCACCGCCGCAAGATGCGCTCATGGAAACCAGTGGCGAAGATCACTTTCATCGATTGCTCGACGTGATCCCAGCCCTGCATCAGCATGCCGGTTTCGCGGTTCACGCCGTTGCGGACCGGCGCGATGATGCTTTTCTGGTTGAGTAGGTCCGGCCAGATCGCGTTGACGACACGGTAATAGCGCGAGGCCTGCTCGTTCTCCGCCCGTATTTCGCCGGGCTGCGGCAGGTAGCCGCCGGCGAGGTCGGCCGGGAGCGTCATGGCGAGCTGCTACTTCTTCTTCGGAGCGGCCTGCGCCTGCGCGTCCGGTGCCGCCTCAACCTTCTTGATCGAGCCGCTGTCGAGGTAAAACCGTGCCTGATCCTCGGTCAGCTTAACGAACTCCTTGCCAGACTTCTTGTAGACCTTGCCGCCGGCAAGCTCGCCGTTCAGGTCGGGCTCGTGGTGCGGGTCAAGCACTTCGTACTCGAGCAACGGCGCGGCAGGCACGCCGGCCTGCTTCACCAGATGCATGATGCGGTTTGAAACTCCTACCATGGCAAGCTCCTATGCCTCGTCGTGATTCGGGACCGGATCGTCCGGCGAGTCTTTGATGACCCACGGTTTGTTGACGTAGTTCTGGCCGTCCTTGGCGTGGACGTAGTTGTCGATCTTCGACTTGATCAGGTTCTTTTTGTCCTTCTCGGACACGAAGTAGTTGTCCTTCCCTGCCCTGATCTTGGCGCCCTTCTCGTGCGCGGCGTAGCGAACCGCGCTGTCGCCGTCGCCGATCTTGGCCGTGTGGCCCATCTTCTCGTGCATCGAGACGGCCATCGCCTTCTCTTCTTTTTTCTGCTCGCCCTGCTTGCCCTGCTGCTGGCCGCCTTTTGGGTTGAGGCCACCGCCTCCGGCGCCGCCCTGAGAGCCGCTGCTGGTCTGGGACTTGCCCGATTGCGGCGTCCACTTCTCCAGCTTCTCGTCTTCCTTGACGAGGTAGTTGGTCCAGTAGTGCTCCTTCTCCTGCTTCTGCTGTTGGCCGCCGCCGCTGCTGCCCTGATTGCCGCCACTACCGCCGCTGCCCTGCTGCTGCTCGTCCTCTCCGCCGTGCGTGGCGGAACGAAACTTCTTGCCCACCGACTGTGACGGTCCATTGGTCTGCGGCGCGTGCTTTGGCTGTGGCGCGTGATCAGCCTCGCCTTGCGCCGAAAACGTGCCCTGCCGGAACGAGCCCTGGATGACGCCGTTCTGTCCCGGTTTGAGCGATGACTGCGAGCGCTCCTGGCCGCTGCGCTGTTCCTGCGTGCTCATCCACGGGCTCAACCACTCCGAGCCGTCCGGCCGGATGCCCATGATGCAGCGCACCTTGCGCTCGCCGCCTTCTTCCTTGACCTCCTTGATCGTGCATTGCCGGTTGGTCTCTACGCCATTGTTGCGGTTCGCCTCCGCAGACCGCTGCAACAGCCGCTGGTAAGGACTCGTCATTTTGCCCTCTTCTTCACCGCCTTGATCGAAACCTTCAGCTCGCCGGCAATGGCGTCCGCAAGACCCTTGGCCGTGTACATCTCCTGTTCGCCAGCTCCGAACGTCACTCGCAACCGCCGCTTGTTGGCGAACGGCGTCAGCACACAGCGGCAGTTCGGATGGATCAGGTTGGTGCGGAAGCCCGGAGCTGGCCCAGTTGCTGGCTCAAAGTTCTTCCACTTCGCCACCATCGTGTCGATGTCGGCCATCGTGTATGGCCCAGACGCAGCCGCCTGTTCACACACTTCGCACGAGAACCTGTCGTGCATCGTCGTGATGTTGACGAGCACCTGCTTGTCGAACTGGTTCTGATCGCGTGTTGCCCACGGCCGCGACCAGTCTCCCGATGGTGGCAGGATTCCACTTGCATCCATCGACCATTCGAGCCTGCGCGGCGTCGCGCGCGTGACAACGATGGTCGCCATTACCTCGTGGACTTGCAGGTCGGCCTTGTCGGCAATCTTGGCCGCAGTCCTTTCCAACACGCCATCGCCGTAGGTGTTGAGCCCGCGCGCGATCGCAGCGTTCGTCACCTTTGGTATTTCCTCGATGTACCGCGCCCAGTTGAGCATGTCCTCGGCGTCGACCTTGTAGGTCGGGATCATGGAATCCGCGTCACCTTCGGCACCGAGAACTGCGGCCGCCCAACTGTCACGTCGTACGGCGCAGGCAACTCGAACGGGTTGTCGTCCACGAGGTCTAGCTTCTCAAGGTCATAGATGCGCTCATGCATCCCCATCTCTTCCAGCGGCGGCTGCTCGACGTTGAGCTCTACGCCCGGTTCGCCCCACGGAGGCGGCACACCGTCCGGCTGGATGTTCTTGATCGACTGCCGCGAGCCGCCAATGTACGCAGCGGCGATCAGCCAAGCGGAATGCGGGTCGCTCTCCACGATCAGCTTCTCCACTGTCCGCGCACGATCGGCGACGTTGACCGGCGCAAGGCTCGATTTGCCCAATCGGATGAAATCGTGCACCGGGTGAACGTCCGGCGGCACTACACCGGGCGCGATCTCATAGATCGTTTGGAGCTCGTACACTGTGCGCCTCGCGGCGAACTTAACGCCAGAACCCTGACCGCCGCGCCGGGACGGTACGCGCAACACGCGCGGCGCAAACCGCTTCAACAGCTCTCCCCACACCGAATCCGGGTCGCCCCACAACGCGGCCATAATCTGGCCGTCCATCACGTCGCAGGCCCATTCGAGGCCTTCGTCCGTAGCGGAAAACCGCACGCTGATTTCTTCGGTGTTCGGAAGCGCGACAGCTGACGCAACGCCCATTTCGATTGCGAGCTGCATCTTGCGGCCGATGCCAGAATACATCTCGGCCATCGAGGCAGGAGTTCTGTCGTCAGTGTCCGTATAGACGACTATGTATGGCTTGTCGGCCTTGCCTTGAATCGCCTCGGCCATCGACTGCAAATCGGAGTCGAACACGTTGGCTCCGGCCCACGTCCGATCCCGGAGCGCGGCGACGGCGCAGCTCCTGATGATCGGACGCAGCAGGCTCACGTGACAGGCGTCACTTCAGTGTTGGCAGCGATGGCAGCGCTCAACGCGGCAGCGCTCGACTGCAACTGCTGGGTCAACACCTGGATCGCCGCGTTGTCGCCCGAGTTGTTCGCCTCCTCCAACTGGCGGGCGATGCCCTGGATCAACTGAATCCCCGACTGCTCCAAGTTGGTGTTCATCTCAACTTGCGCCTTCAGATCGTCCAACGCGCTCATGATCTTTTCCTCGCTCTTGCTCGGTTTGGTTTGGTTGAAAAGGACCTGATCCAACTTGGCCATGATCGCGTCGTAGTCGGCCTTGCTCCAGTAGAACGCGCCGAACAACTGCGCCATCACAGCGTGCTCTCTTGAATCCGCGAAACGTAAACCTGTGGCCGTCCTGTCTTCGACGGCATTGGGTGGTCGATCATGTACCACTCGTTGCGGTCGGGAAAATACACCCGGTCGCCTTGCTGAAGGTCGCTCAGCTTGTACGGCAGCAGGTTGTACTCGGTGATCGAGAACCACGTCGTCGTGTCCAAGTATGTTGCCGTCATGCCCTGCGCGCCCGAACCCGCCTCGCCCGATGCTGCCGCGCCCGGCATGACGAGCGCCGCTCGCGTGTCCAACGGCGGTCGAGCTGGATCGGGTTGCCCGTCGTCGTCGATCCCCACCGGGCCCCATGGAACGTACCGCATCGGCTCAGCGAAGAAGTCGTCGACGATGCTGTCCATCATCACCTGCGGGCCGCGCCAGAACACCATGGCTCAGCCCCACTGTCCGCGTGTCGTGCGCGGGCGAACCTTCGCCGCCTCCCTCATGTTCGCCCTCGTGCTCTCGCGAAAGTCACTGTCTTGCCACTTCGCCTTGATCGCTGCGCTGTGCTTCGCGCGCGCCGCCGGATCGAGCCAGCGCGACTTGAGCGCATGCGCGGCGTGAAACGGTTTATTCCAAAGGTCCTTGTGCTTCGCGATCATAGCCGCTTCCAGCTTGAACGCTCCGCGCTCGTCCAGGTCGTCGCGGAAGAGGATGTATTCGATGCCGCGTCCGTCTCGCAGCGCCGCGCTCAGTTGTTCGTTGCAGTGGTTGCCGCTCTTGGCTTCGACCACGTGCGCGTAGATGCGGCCATTGCAGCCCTTGCCGACGTACCGGACGATGCCGTCCACCTTGATCCCGTAGACGTAGAACCGGCGCAGCAATACGATCTTCTTAGCCATGTCGAGCCTCCAATGCTCGTTGTGGTCAGGGGCCGGTTCGCGCTTCAACGCGAGTCGGCTCCGCTACTATACCGTGAGGATCGGCGGTATATTTCGACTCCGCAACCTTAAAAACTTCTGGCCGTAAATGGTGTCGTCGAACTCCGCCGCGCCGGGGCCGGTGATCTGGCCCTCCGTGGTGGACACCTTGCGCTCGCCGAACATGACGCGCCGCTCGCCGAACGCCACCATCCGCACGAACAGGTCGGAGCTGATCTCGCTGCTGCCGCCCGAACCGCCGGCCACTGCGCCGCCGATGCCGAGCGACATCTTGATGTTGTGCGCGGTCAAGTACCACCGCGCCCACACAAAGTCGGGCGGATGCCACAAGCCCGCCTCCAGCCACATATCGGTCTCGTCAAGCGCGTTCGAGAGCTGCGGATCGGTCATCGACGCGAACTCAGGGATCGCAATCCTGAACGCAGCGATGTCCGCGCCCGAGGCCATTAGCCCTTGCCCTTGCCCTTCGGCACCGCCATCGCTTGCGCGCGCGCCGCCTCACGCTCGGCAAATAGCGCCCGCTGGCGCTCGTCGTAGCGCTCGGCCGCCCCCTCGATCATGGAGCCCACGCCCTCGATCTTGATCGGGTGCAAGGGCTTCGGCCGGCCGGGCTTGGCCGGGTCGATCACCGGGTAATACCGGTCGGGCCGCCGCATCTCCTGGAACCGGGCGATCTCGTCGTTGATCATCTCGATCTCGACGCTCTGCCCACCCCGCAGCTCGTGGCCGACCATGAAGCGATCAATCACGACATGTATCTGGCCGTTCTCCGAGGTGTTCGTCACCTTGACGCGCGAGGACGGCTCCTGCAGCCGCTCCCAGCTCGGCTCCGGACGCATCGGTGCGAAGTACGGATGGTCGGGCGGCGGCGGACGCACTAGGTTCTGCTTCTGCGGTACCGGGTGCATGTTCGGGTTGAACGGCACGTCAGCCATTAGGCTCTCTCCATATTTCGCGGCGGAGAATCCTCCCCACCGTTCGTTGATCGACGTTGAACTTGGCAGCGAGCAATCGCTGCGATCCTCGGGACTTCCGTATTTGCTCGACCAGTTTCCACGTCAGCTTTGCGCGACCATTGCGCTCGCCGCGCGACGCTGTGCCGTGCTCCACCGAATCCGCGTAGTTCTCGCTCCTGGTTGCCCAGCGAATATGCTTCGGCGTGACGCAGCCGAGATGGCCGTTGCCACAGGAGTGCGCGGAGTCATGTTTCGGTGTTGGCGGCTCGCCGTGGACGCGCTTGCACACGATGCGAGCGACTAGGACGGTGCCGAAGTTCTTCGCTCCGATCCTGGCGTAGCCTTTGGCGGTTCTGCCATAGGGCCACAGCAGGCATTCATCGCCTTGGTACGCGCAGGCTTTTTCTAGGAAGGCCGGCAGGTCGCCGTGCGCGCGGTACGTCTTGCGGTATACTCGCTTAGCCATTCGAGCCTCCTACGCTCGGGTGGTGAGGGGCCGGACCCACGTTGCAAGCGTGGCCCGGTCCCGCTAATATACCGTCATTGCCTCAGCCTTTCCATTTTGATTCGAGTTGCCTCAAATCCCGTCCAAGTAGCGCATGGCCCCTGGCCGCCGAATCTCTAGCCCGGCAAGCCTAAAAATTCCTGGCACGTCGAAAATCATGGGCCCCGTCCTCATCACTTCGAGGAAGCGATGCGGCATGGGCACATGCATTTTTATTACTTCGGGGTCTTTCTTGTACGCGATCATACGCGGCTGACCAGCTGCACCTGCCGTTTCCAACCCGCGCACGGCGCGGATCGTCAGAGGCGCTTTGGCCTCTTGCGTGTACATGTTGTACTTTTCGACCCATTGCATGAGGGTCATGGTGGTGTTCGGCATTGCAGTGGTCGTGAGCACGTTGAGCTGCGTCATCGGCAGCAGCAGCGTGTCCGCGATCTCGACGCCGGACGACGATTGCCACACATTGGCGAGCACTCCGTTGACGTCCTGCATGATCATCGGGATTTGGTTGTTCGCGACCCGATAGGCCCACGTCTGCGCCGTGTTGATCACGGTCGGTGCCGGGTGGTTGATCAGCCCGAACCAGTTCTTTGCCGCCGCGCCGTACAACGCGGTGAAGTGAATGAACTCCTCCGCCGCACGCTTCGCAGCGGCCGCGCGCTCCGGTCCCAAGTTCACGTTCGGGACCATCATCGCCTGTTGCAGCTCCTCGGTGGTGTAACGATAGCCCACCGCGGCCATCTCGATCGCCATCTCGAATTTGTCGCGGGTGATGTCGGCGAGCGGCACGTCGTGCGCCAGGTGCGAGAACCAGTCCGCCTTGCCGACTTGGTCGACCGAGAAGAACGTGATGCTCTTCGCCCATTCCGGTGCGCTCGTGTCGATCGGCACCAGCTCCCGATAATTGAGTTCGGGATACTTCATTCTGTAGACGCCCGGCTCGATGTAGGTCGTCTGCGCGATCAGAAAGCCGAGGGCCTGCTGTTGCGCGTCTGCGGTGTAAAAATTGCTCAGCATTGTGATCGCTCCTCTCAGCCCTAGGGCACGGTTAATACTGGATGCCGAGGCTGACGACAGCGAGCTGTCCCGGCATTGCCGCCAGACGCCACTTAGCGCCATTGATCAGCGTTGCCGCGGCAGTGCCGCCCGTCAGCGTGGCACCCGACTTCGTCATGCCCGTGGGGCCGGAGGTGATTGCGAGCGCGTTGCCCGCAGTCCCTGCCGCCACTGACGAGATCAGAATGGTGTCGGAACCGCCGCTACCGCCAAGCGGTTGCGCGGGATCGGTCGCGAACTGCAATGCAGCAAAGCCCGCAGTCGCAGAGTCGTTCATCGCCTTCACGGCGTTGACCAACGTGTCGTTGAGGGTGGCACCGATATTGGCTTGATCGCCGGTCGCGCCCGTCGCCACAAATGTCAGCGTGGCACCGTTGATCACCAGCGTGGAGCCCGCCGCTGGATTGGCAGCGAACTTGACCCAGCCCGACGCATTGAGACCACCAGCGGCGTTGCCGAGCTTGCCGATGGTCTCGTCGTAGTAGACCGCCTCGCCGGGCAACACGATGTCCTGCGGCAGCACCCACATATGACCGCGCGTCATCAACGAGATGTTGGTGCGGTAGCCGTAGGAGTCGAGCGGGTTCTGTGCCGAGCTCTGCGGATCAACGTTGGCACCTACCAACGTGATGTCGCGCACGGACAGGCCGATGAAGTTGGGGCCGCCGAGGATGGCACCTTTCGGTCCGGTGCCCCACGAGCAGGCCTTGCCGAACGTGATGCCTGCAGCGGTTTCAACCACGTGAGTCAGCACAGCGCTCGGGGACATGTCGGAGATCATGCCCTCAAGCCCAGGACGCATTTGAACGGGATAGGCCGTCTGGACCACAGTTGACATAGCTTTAGCTCCTTTGCGTAACTGTGTAGGGATGCCCCGGTAAAGAGAGAGGAAGACGCGATGCCGACGTGCTCAGTTCGTGGCTGCAAGAATCCCGTTCGCTCGAACGGTCTTTGCCACATGCACCATCAGCGTTGGGTTAGGCACGGCAATCCGCTGGTGGTCCTGCGCAAGCAGAACATCACGCACCCGGACGGCGGGGATGGCTGCTCAGTCGAAGGCTGCAGCGAGAAGTTCTATTGCCACGGTTTTTGCCGAAGGCATTACCAGCGCTGGAGGCGCTACGGCGATCCGAACCACAACCACACCGAGGAAGTCTTGCGCTTCATCGAAGCGGCACTCTCACACCGAGACGGCTGTCTGCTCTGGCCGTTTAAGAGCAAGGCAGGGAAGGGTTACGCGCGAGCGCGGATTAACGGAGAAGATCAGTACGTCCACCGCTACATCTGCCAGCGAGTACATGGTCCGGCTCCGTCACTGATCCACGAGGTGGCCCATTCTTGCGGTAAGGGCCACCTCGCTTGCATTGCCCCTCAACATGTGCGCTGGGCGACGCCGAAAGAGAACGAGGCGGACAAGGTCCTACACGGCACCCGAAAGCGCCGCGCTGCTTAGGACGCGACGGCCGCCGGCTTTGGTTTCCAGGCGTTTTCCATGTCCTTGACCATCTCGTTGTAGGCCGCGTCTCGGACAGCTTGTGCACCCTGCATGTTGAGCGGTGGCGCACCGGCGAACGCATGACTGGCGTCGCGGATCGGATCGCGCGGAGCGCCTTGCAGGCCGGCAGTGAGGTGGTCGAACACGGCCTTCACCTCGGGATCGCCCCAGGCCTTCGCCGCGTCGCCTACGCCAGACTTTGCGGTTACCACTTCGCGCATGACGTCCTCGATCTTGCGGCCGTCCGTCTTGAAGGTCGGGCCCATGACCGCCATCGCCTTGCTGCGCACGTGGTCGCGGGCGACGAGCTGGGCGTCGAGCTTGGCCGGGTCCTGCGCGTCCTTGAGCTGGGTCTGCAGCGTGAGGATCAACGCGTCCTTGGTCTTGACCTCAGTGTCCTTGCTGGCGAGGTCCTTGGCCATCGCGTCGCATTTCTTATCGGTCTCATCCTCGTCGTCGGCGGCCTTTTTCTTGAACGCCTCGAATGCGTCGGTGAGGTTCTGGATCGTGCGCTGCACGATCGCTGCGTCCTTGTCGCTCATCTGGCAGGGCAGCCCGTCGATCATCACAGTCCGAAGTTCGGTCATCGCTTCGTCTCCTATTGTAAGAAGTGGCCCACCGCGCGCTTCCGTGACGATGGCCAAGTGGTTGCCCCGGATGTTGGTCTGCACGGCGTCGTAGTGCTCGCCGTCTGCGGTGTAGCCGTCCTGCCATTGCAGGTCGCACGCGTAGCCAACCGAGAGCTGCCGCTTGCCGCTCTTGACCAGCTCGATTGCCTTGCTGTCGCGCAGCATCATTGGAACGCGCACTGAGCCGCCGTCGCGCACGACCTCGTCGCCCGTCTCGCCCACAGCGTGCTTGCGCCAGCTGTCCGCGTTCACCATCGAGCGTGGATGGTCGATCGTCACAGGCAGATGCGAGTAGCTGTGCATCGCGTCGTTGTGGAAGACACTGCTTTCCGGCCGGTACACCATCACGGTGTCCATCTCCGGTCGGCCGCACTCCTTCCCGAGGTACTTCTGGAGCCCTGTGCGCGCGATGCGCGGCTGCGCTTTTAAGTAGCCGTCTGCCGTAAACGAGACCTGCGCTTTGTCGTCGAGCTTGACCGCGTCGTACATCATGCGCGTTGTCGGCGCGGGAGCGTCCATAATCACTACCAGCGGCTGCTTGAACAACGGCATGGCGTCCAACTCCTCCTCCGCGAACTCCTCCCAGGAGGTCAGCTCGCGCCCGAACTTGTCACGTGACTGCCCGCTCCTGCGCCTACGTGCGTCATTGCTCATGTTGGCCACCGTGGCATTGGCGATCCGGATCGCCTTGGAGTCGGAGCCGTGCTTGGCCAGCGCAGCGTTGGCAGCCGCGGCCCAAGCTCTCTGCTTCTTCGGAGTGTCAGCCTTCGACGTGAATTCCTTGGCGTTACTTGCTGACCAAGGCATGGCTCACGTCCTGTGCTTTGAAGGGTGCCCTGAGTTGGTTCTTCGGCAAGCAATGCCGCATCCCGTCCTCGTAGTATTCGACAATCGCCAGCTCAGGCATGATCAGCAGAATGCGCGCGGTCTTGAGCACCGGCCGCCCACCGTTCGGGTGCGGGGCCATCACGTCAGCGCCAACGCCAACCAGTTGCTGCATCACAGGTCCTCGAATAGGTGGTCGTAATCGTCCAGGTCGTCCTCGTCGTCCTCAGGCTCCTCGCCGTCAGGCGTTTGTCCGTAGGCGCGCAGGATCGCTTTGTGCTCGAGCTGCCACGCACGCTCGTACTCGCGCCACTCTTCCTCGGTCGCGAACGCCGTCGAGCCAGGGTCCTGTGTGAAGCGCGGATCGTCGCTCAATAGACCGCCTCTACTTCCTTCAGGTGGACATGCATCGTGCCGCCGGGCTTGCCCTCGACCTTGATGACCTTGACCGGCGTGTGGGCCTTGATCAGCACCTCACCGCCTGCTTCGCTCGGGTTGAACTTGCCGAGGTCCTTCGCACGCGTCTTATGCGGCGGCAGAGGCTCGATCGTGCATTGCATGTTGCCGCCGAACGAGCCCGACTTTCCGCAGCTCGAAAAGCCATGCCACTGAATGATCGCGCCAGGAACATAGGTTGCTTGAGTCTCTGTGTCGGCAGTGAACCCGCGGTAGATCGTGCCAACGTAAGGCGGCATCTTCGTCAACGCAGTGTTGATCGCGTTGGCGAACACGTGGGTCTTGTCATCCCATACGCCGCTGCGCAGCTTGGCGTTGGCCGCGTAAGCATTCGGCCCGACGTAGCTCTGGATCATCGCGCTTTCGAACGGCGTAACCGGGTAGCCGTGCTTTCCGGTGCCTTCCTCGTAGAACTTCTTGAACTGCTGAATGATCTTCGCTTTGTCGCCGCCAGCGAGTTGAACGAGCGTGTCGACCTGCTCGGCGTGCTCTGGATCGATCCCGATGTCGGCCGCGATCTTCGCAAGCTCGGCTTGATGCTTGGCGCTCTCGGCCTTCGCCTTAGCCTCTGCCTCGATCTTCGCCAGCTTGGTCGCGGCCGCCTGTTCCTTCTTGAGCTGGGCAGTTGCCTTTGCAGCGACCTCCGCTTCCATCTCGTCAATCTTGGCCAGCGCTGCCTTGGTCGCCTTGTACTCGGCGACCTTCTGCTCCAGCTCGTGCGCCTCGGGCGTCTTGGTCGCCCACTTCTCGTTGAACGCCTTAACCACAGCCTTGCCCAACTCAGAGGTGGGCGCGGGGTAGAACGTCCCGGTCTTCTTCGCCTTCTCCAGTTCGGCCGCTGTCGCTGTGGCCTTCGTGAACTTCTGTTCCAGCTTCGTCATCCACTCGGTCTGGCCGCCTAGAAGCTCCTCTTCAGCAGCTTCCGCCTCGATCTCGGCCTCGGCCGCAGCCTTGACGTGTGCAGGAAGGTCCGCGCCGGGGACGTCGAGCGTCTTCTGGTACTCGGCCAGCCAGTTCTTCCGCGCAATCAGCGTGGCAGCAACGCCTTGCCCAGCAAGCCCATGTTGGTTGACCAGCGCAATAATCGAGTAATCCGGGATCGCCAGCACCTTGTCGATGGACGCCGAGACCTCGGCGTCGGTCATGTTCCCGAACACCGACGCAGTCTGCGCGTTGATCTTCGGATCGCGCATGGACGTGATCTCGCCCACAGTCGAGCCGAACTCCTTGGTCTCGCCCTGCGCCCGGTACATGAGCGTGCCGCCCTGGTCGATCCGGAACGGGACCCCCGATGGCGAAAGCAGAACGTTATTGTTGTCTTGCCCCATCACGTCGCGGTTGCCGAGCCATGCGTCGACCGCAAAGTTCTCGCGCAGGTACAGGATGGCCCCGCCCTGCTCGTCCAGCGTCCCTTGCGAGTACGTCTTGGTACCCGGGATAAACTCGCTCGCAACTGCCGGCTTGCCCTCCAACACGGTCTTGACCTCGTGCGAGACCGGCACGCCCGCGAGCTTGTAGAGCTGGTTCGATAATAGGTCGGCGTTGACGTGCGCCTCGGTCTTCGGCGTCTTCACGTACCACTTCTGTCCAGTCATCGGCGCCAGATAGAACCCGCCCGCCACGCTACCCGCTTGGCCACCAACCTTGGTCCAGGCCGGCGTTGCGCCTGGAATGGTGGCCTTGGCCTCGGCTTGCTCGCCTTCATACGCGGGCGTGCCCGGCTCAGCTCCCGTCGTCAGCTCGGGTGGATCAAACGGGATCGGGTCCGGTTTGGGCGTCGGTGCGTGCTCTTGATTGGATTCGGCAAGCGTCGGCTGATAGCCGTACTGCTTGCCCTTGTAGATCATGGCGTTGGCTTGCGCCTCCAGCCCCTTCTCCTTCTTGAGCAGCCCCTGCTTGTAATAGGACTCGCCGATCTTCTGCTTGAGCCCGCTTATGATCGAGACGTCGGCACCGTGGCTCTTGGCCTCCTCGACCAGCTTGCCAACGATATAGCGGTAGTTGTCGTTGCGCTTGGCCTCGTTCTGCAGCGTGTTCTGCACCCGCATCTCGTGGTGCGCCTTGTCCTTCGACGGCTCGAACAGCTTCTTCTTTGGTGCTGCTGGCCCGCCGGTAGCACCACCACTAATCCCTCCACCAGTGATCGAGGCGAACTGCCCGCCCTCGGACGTGCCCGCCGGCTCACGCGGCTGGTTCGGATTCCACGCGTCCTCACGCAGGAACCTGTTCTCGAACTTCCTCGGTGCAAGCCTTGCGAGAGCGCGATGGCGTTTGCGCCCCAACTGTTCAAGCAGCAGCTCGCGCTCCGTCTTCTTGCGCGCGTCCTCGATTGCCTCATCGCGACTGAACCGCTTGTCGTCCCACGGGAACCACGTGCACCGACAGTTCGGATGGATCGGCAACGTGTCTTCCACATCGTCAATATCGTGCGGCGAATTGGCAGCGAACGCGTCGCACTCGATACAGACGAACTCGTCCTCCGCGGTGCGTACGCCGACCTCGATCGGCTCCGTGACTTCGCTCAACTCCCACTCGGGACGCGCTGGCTTCTTCTCGCGATAGCCCTTGTGCTTGGCGTCGTGCGTGAGCGCGTCGCCCAACCCGCCCGGCAGCAGCAACGCTTGCTTGGGCAGCAGCTTCTCAGCAACCACGCCCACCTTGGTAATCCCGGCCGCCCGATACGCCGCCAGCCGTCCGCGGTTGTGGCACGCCACGCAGAACGTATTCGCCAGCGCCATGACCCGCCGCGGCCCGACCTTGTCGAACGCCTTGGCCATGCGGCGCCAGGTCATGGTCTTGTTGGCCCGGCGCTTGGTGAGCGCGATCGCCGCCTCGCGCATGAGCGCTTGGACCACGGCCGCCTCGATCGCCTGCAACTCGATCTTAGCCAGCTCAGCCCAGGCGCCAGAGCCCTCACCGGGCGCTTCCGAGCGGGTCTGGAGCGCCCCAACCGCCTCCCCGCTGGCCCAGGCCCTGGCAACCCATTGGCTTAGCCAGGGGCCCTCTAGGGCTTGCCCAGCCGCTACCCGCGCCCAGCCATTGAAAGCCTGCAGCCGGGTCTCGGGCGGCTGTAGCGCCAGCCCACCCCCGCCCAGCCCCAGCACATCGTGCTCGATCACCGCCTGCCGCATCGCCGAGCGGAACATGTTGAGACGCAGCTTGCCGGCCGCCCGGAAGCTCCGTCTGATCCCCGCGGTGCCGGTTGGATCGGGCCCGCGCGCGTCGGTGACGAACGCGTGGATGTTCACTCTAGCCGCACTCGCAAATTGTCGACGACTATGGCGAGGTCATTGAACTTGCCGCAATCCAACAGGTGCTGCGGACATTGGCCGCGCAGGAACGGGTGCGGCGCAGCTAAGAACAACTCCACCGCCTCCGGGCCGCCCAGCAAGCGCAACAGTCGGTTGCAGATTTCGGTCTCGCTCATATCCCACCACCTCCGCACATGGCGGACATTGCGGCTGCATGGTCTCGGGACACCACGGCCAGAAGAAGTGCGTGCCCAGCATTCCGAACACGATCCCGACCGCGAACGGCAGCAGCGGCCAAGTCTCCGCCCAGCCACGCACCGTGGCCGACAGCGTCACCCCGCCTTTGTTGATCGCGCGCGCCTCCAAGATGATGAAGGTCACGAACAACGCGGATAGCCACAGAAACCAGACGCCACTCCAGTCCAGCGTCATAACGGGTCAACGCACTGCGCGCTGCTCACCCAGCGTTCCCACGCTTCGATGGTGCCCCAATTCACCTGAGTCGACGCGAGCCTACGACGATCGTGGCTGCAGCCGGGGATCATCACCGCCAAGCGCTGGCATTCCAACGCATTGCCGCGGAACAGCTCACAGGAGAACGCGGACGGCATGCGCGCGTCGGCGAACTCAACCGCGATGGTGACCACGTGGGTTTCCATGCCGACCTCATCGGCGTTGAGGCGGGTCCGGAACGATCTCGTGCACCTTGCCATCGGGCGATGTGATCCGTACGCCATGTCCACTCTTCAGCGTGTCGACGATCTGCACGATCGCCTTCTGCGGAAACGCGCACGCCCACTCGTGGAGAAAGATGCGCAACGAGCTCGGCAGCACGTCGTGGCCCGCCATGTTCTCGGCAGCCTTCGCATGCGCCTGATCAGCCGAGGGGCGGGCGACGTTTTGCCTTCGCCCCGGAATCAAGCCCAGGGTAGATGTCCGCACGGGGCTCACCGAACTCCTCCTTCATCAACTCGAGCAGCACGTCAGCGTCCCACTTATACCGCTTAATGCGCAGCTCGTTCGCTCGCTTGGTGTCAGAACTCTCAGTGTAGACGAGCAGGCTGCCATCAGCCGGCGTCCTCGGAGTCCTCAGCCCACCGGCGGCTTCGCCGTCTTCCCGCTCGTGGCCAGGGGCCGGGACCCGTTCGTCTTCGGCACCGCCCCCGGCACCGGCTTCGCCCCCGGAGGCGCCGGCGGCATGCTCATGTTGATCAACCCCTGCTTCTTGGTCTCCAGCTCGAGCATGTCGTGCTCGTCCTCGTCCGGCTCGAGATCGTTCTCCGCCGCCGCTTGCTCGAAGCCCGGGTAGAACCCGTCCTCGATCACCTGGTTCGCTCTCGCCTCGCGCAGCACATCCGGATTGATCAGCCCCGTGTCCACATCGATCTTGTGCGCCTGCGCCTTCTTCAACCACACGTCCGCCTTCTGAACCTCGTCCATCTGCCAGAGAGGTTTCCATGTGTAATAAATCTCTTCTGGGCGGTCCCCTAAGGCGTGGCGTATGAGCACCTCATCCAATCGCGCGAGCGCAGGCTGGACCTTGATTGCTTGCTCAGACTGCAGCCGATCATAGTAGTTTCGGATGTCGGAAGCACCCGTCGCGTTCATGCCTGACGGCTCTCTCCCAAGTAATCGTGTCGCTGGGATGTCGGCAGCTCCTGCAGCGACGTTCATGTACATGCCCATCACTTGGTCCATGTTGCTGAACGTCAGCGCGATCCGCTCCCACTCCTCATTCGCATCAATCAGCGTGGCGTTGACCGTGCTCTTCGCCGCCATCGTGAACGAGAACCGGTTGCGCAACTTCTCGGTGCCAACCGTGGTCGACAACATCTCCAGTAGCCCTGGTATCTTAATCACGTCGAGCTTGGCCTCAGCAATCATCGACGCAATCGAACTATTGACGAGCCCGGCCGCTTTCACCGCGTCGATCACCGGCTGGAGACAACTGTCCGACCACGAGTCCTGCGAGTAGCTCAGGTCGGGATATTCCAACCCTAGCAACCGCACCACCCGCGACGGATGGATCAGCAGCTCATCCCCTGGCTTGTAACCTAGCGACGATAGCTCGAGCGGAGGCTTCACCTGCTCCTGCGCAATCGTCATCGTGTTCGTGCGCTTGTAATAGCTCGGCTCGCCATACCACGGAGACGTCAGGTCCTTGATCAGCGTCCCAGCCTCGAGCTCCCAGCGCGACACAACATGGACGAACGCGAGGTCGCCCTCGCCGACGCTTTCGACGTCCAGCTCCTCCTCGAACTTCTGGCCCTCGACGCCCATGATTAACGCAGCGCCGCCGAACAGCCGTGCCTTCGACATCGCCTGCATCAGCTTGCGCTGAATGCCGAGGTCCTTCTCGCACTCCTCGATCAGCTCGATTTCATCGTCGTCCGCGTGCCAGTCACGCCATGCCCGACACGAGTCGAACGCCGGAACGTCGATGATCTTGCGGCACAGCCAATCACCACGGTACGCGGCGTTTAGCTGTTCGGGGTCAATCAGCTCGAGCACGAACCTCTGCGCAGCGCTCTTGTCCTTGGCCGGGTCGCCGAACCCAGCCAGGAAGTTGCGCATGCCGTCGTAGACGGACTTCAGCTGAGTCACGGCCGCCATGTCAGGCCGCCCTCGCCCGCGCGATGGTCCTGTTGAGGATCGTTGTTCGGATGTGTGACGTCATCGTGCTCCCTTCGGGACACGATTTCTCAAGTCCCCAGTACAACTGTCCGAGCGTCATGTCGTGGTCACGAGCCATCGCCTTGAACATGCGCCAGAACTCAGCCTCCAGTGACACGCTGTACTTGTGCCCTCTGAACGAGAGCGAGTGCTTTGTCATCAAACTTGGCAGGTCCCCGTACATGTGCCCCTCCTATCGGAGCAACACCGACACCCCCCACATGATCAAACAAAGCAAGACGCCGGCACCGGCCCCGAGCCCGAACGCCGAGCGAACGTGGTGCGCCATGGAGGCGGCGATCTCGCGCGAGATCGCTTGCTCCTCGTTGAGCGCCGCGCGCAGCTGGTCGATCACCGTGTCCCGCGTGGACACCTCGATCGCCAATCGCTGGTTTTCACGCCGCGCCAGCTCAAGCTCCTTCGCTTGAGCGATGTAGCCTTCGCCGTCGCCGTTGCCTTTCTTGCCAGCCATTGTGTGCAGCCAGCTCACGGCGGCATCACAAACGGGGCGTGATTGATCGGCTGCGGCTCGTCGCTCTGCAGCTTAGGCAGCTGAGACGGCGGTCTCGGCAGCATTTGTCGGTACAGCTCCCGGTCCCGCTCCAGCGCATTGACGACGATCTCCACGACCTCCTTGCTGACGCAGTTGGCCATCAGCGAGTCGGTCTGCTGCTGCCATTTGATGATCTGATCTACCGCCATCTGGCGCTGCGCCAACGTCTGGCTGTTCGAGTAGAACAGGAACACCACCAGCGCGAAGTTCATGACCACGAGCGCGAGGCTCAGCGGCTGCATCTTCATGATCTCCATGAAGGTGCCAGTCGCCTTGCCGACCTCCTCGGTGATGCCACCAGGGTTCATACCGCACTCCGCAGTCTGTGCCCTGATTCAGTTTGGTCTAATCACCATCAGCACGAGCATCGCCAACACGAAGAAAATGATCGCCACACCCCAATGGACAAAGTACGCGAACCCAATCGTCACGAGAGAGACGGCTAGGTTCGCCGCCAGCCAGATGACCACCTCACCATCTCCACTGTGACGGGTAGCCCGGCCACTGCTGTTGGGGCTGCTGGTAAGTAGGTCGTGGAGCCGCGCGCGGTGTCGGCTTTGGCTTCGGCTTAGGCTTCGGAGGCGGACGGTCAACAACCTTCTCTCGCTTGCGCTTGCCTTTAACGTCAGCGTCGTATGGCGAGGGTGGGGGCTGATCGAAGCGCATCACCGCTTCCTTGCCCCACGAATAATGTTCGTAGTCCTCGACGTTGCAACTCGTGGGCACCGGCCCGAACACGATCAGCGCCCCTCCGTAGGTCACAACGCCGCGTATGGCGTAGCTGATCGCCTTGCAGTCCTTGCTGAATGCCCACGCCTCCCCGATCAGGATGTCTTCTTCCCACTGACCACGGACGAGCATCGTGCCGTCTGTGACGCCAAGCTCGCGCAGGTTGGCAGGAACGTTCGCGCCGAACGCGATCTCCATGCCGTTGTCGGCTGCGCGCCTGAGCACCATCTCGGTGCCGTCGTGCCAGACCTTGCGCGCTTCCTCAGCGTGTGCCGGCGAGCTCAGAAGGAGGAGGCACACGGGTATTGGCGCGCACCATGTTCTCGATGTCTTCACGCGTTGCTGCCCACGTCCGTTCCCCTTTGAGCAACGCTTCTACATCAAAGATCACATCCCACAGCGGGTCCATCGAGCCCTTTTTTTCGGTCAGGTATCGGGCCCGATACAGCCACGCCTGCAGCTCGATGTCAGTCATCGAGGCCTTCCGCGAACAGGTTGTACCCTGCCCCAGCGGTGATCCGGTTGAACGCGCCGGCGGCAGCATCGATCTGGTCCTTCGCCTTACCGAACGGGAAGCTCTCCATCTCCTCGAGGAAGTCGTGGTGCCAACCGCCCGCGACCAGCCACACATTGCCGTTCTGCACCTGCGCGGAAAACGGCTCGGCCCGGATCACCTTGTCGCCCGTTACCTTGTCGGCAAAGGCCCGGAACCCAGCCAGCATACGGATGCTGGCCTCAGCAGACTCTTTGCCACCCGAGCCCGGCTCTTGTTCGACTCCAACTTCATACGTTCCGGCTGCAAGGTTTGCACGATCATGCTCGGCCCAGAACTTGATGCGCTGCTCGCGGTCGAGCGCGTTCCACTGGCCTCTAACGACGTGCTCGATGATATAGCGGCCGTCCATCAAGAGGTGCATCAGCACGCCCGCGGTATGCGCGCCCTCGTCCTCGGTGCCGGCCTTGTCCCAGTACCGCACCGACCGCCGCACATTAGAACGGTCTAACATCGGCACCGCGTGCAGCCGCTCGATCGGGAACATGCCGCCGCCAACGACGTATGGCGACTGCTGGAACAGCGCTTCCCAGCTCGCTTCGGACAGGAGTTTTTTGCGTTCTAGCAAGAACTCCAACGACTTATGCTCGGGGAAAAGCGCCTCACCTTTGTCGCGATACAGCTCGTTGCGGTCGGCGATCGCTTTGAAGTTGAGCACCCGCGTGTTGGGGAAACGGTCCAGCCAACGCCCGGTCGGGTCGTCCACGTGCCACCGCGTTTGGATCATCACCATGCCGGCGCGATCTGAGAACCGGTTGAAGAAGTCGTCCGATAGCCAATTCCAGGTCTTGTCCCGGATCACCGTCGACTGCGCTTCGGCACGGCCTTTGATCGGATCGTCTATGACCCCAAGGTCGAGCCCGAAGCCGTTGATCTTGCCGTTGATCGTGGTGTTGCGGAACGAACCGTTGCGGCCCACGAATTCGAGGAAGGTCGTGGTTCTGCGACGATGGCCACTCCCCTCCCCGCCTTCGCCTCCGTAGAGCCGGGTCTTGGGGAAGATCGCGCGATAAGCCGGCGTCGCCATCATGCGCTGCATATGCAGGTTGCAGCTCATGCCCAGCTCGTCCGCGTAGCTCGCAAATAGCGTCTTGCTGTCCGGGTCCTTGCCCGCCACCCAGCAGCAGAAGTCCTTCATGGTGTCCGACTTGCCGTGCTGCGGAGGTGCGCCCAGCACCAGCTTCGGCCGCTTGCCGGCTTTGAGGTCGTACCAAAACGTCGTCAGGTTGTCGGCCACCTCTTGCTGCCACCAACCCTCGATCAGGTTGGGGCGCACCATGCACCGATATGTCCAGAAGTCCTTGCGCGCTAACGCGTACCAGGAATTCTCCCAGAGCTTGGCGCCCTCCGGATCGAGCGGCTTGTCATCTACCGTTCGTCGCGTGGCCGTTGCCCGCGTGCTCTCCTGTATCGTCATCGCTCAGCTCGTGGTCCAAGATCAGGGGACGCTCGATCAGGTGGTCAACCGAAATACCCTTCCTGATCATACGGTGACGTACCTCAACCACCGTCATGTATTCCTCAGCGTCCTCAGGCTGCTCTTCACGCACTGTGATCGAGGCTAGGCGCGGGCGCTCATACGGCAGCCGCAGCGCCAACAAGTCCTTCATGTGCTTGAGCCATTCCCAGAACTCAGCTTTGTCGCCACCCTCGCGCGGCGTGCCGTTCGGATTGTAGGGCGACGTGATTGCCAGCGCACCAGCCACGTATTTGGTGAGCTCGCGCGCATGATCCAACGAGCCTTTATCGCCCCTGTGCTCCGCAACGTTCTGGAGGTGGCGCACCTCGCTCTTGGTCGCCTCCATCAGCTTCTCGCGGTTGGACTTTCTGCGCAGATCGGGGTCCCGGATGCGCTTCTTTGTGCTCTGGACGGATGGCGCACTAACGTCCTTCATGCTGGCCATGGCGTCCGGTCCTTAGATTCTACGCGCGGCGTATGGCAATACGACGTAGCCGTGGTCCACGATGGAGATCGTGTCACCCCATCCACCACACCATTCGCTGAAGTCGAAGTAGCAGAGGATGGGTCCGTGGTGCGACCAGATCATGGGGCTCATCTCGAAACAGGTGGGGGCCGGTACCTACCCGGCGGAACGTCGGATCGACGGGCCAGCCCCCTTGCCTTCCCTGGTCCGCCCCACAGTAACGTGGGCAGGGTTGGCAACTCTTCAACTCAGAACGGGCACCTTCTGTTCGTTGAGGTGCTGGCGGATCGCCTTGTCCACGGCGACGAAGCGCTTGGCAACGCCATCATTGTCCGCGAGGTCGGTCAGCCGCGCGCCGACCGCGGCCATCTTGCCAGCCTCCTGCCAAAACTGCACGGCTACGTCGTCTTGGTAGATTGCAACGAGCGTATGCACGGCCGGGTAGTCGCGCTCGATTCCACGGCCCACAGCCATCGCGCAGTCGACCGCAGCGATCTGGACCGGGGTCATGTCTTGTACCTCAACTCGGGCGGGAACGTGCGCAGCGTGTGCCCGCTCAGGTGATCCGGGTCGGGAACGCGCAGCTCTGCCTCCCTCACCTTGGCGAAGTGCGCGCAGGTCGGGCAGTCCCCGGCGAAGCCGTGCGCGCAGGGCTTGCGCTCGCGCTCGATGCTCTCTGCCAGAGCCTTGCCCAGAATCTCGATCGGTACGCTGGTCATGGACACGGCACCGAGGCCAACAGAAACAGGAACCAGAACAACGCGGCCCAGAACAGCATGAATGGCAACAGCGGGAAGCTCGCGGCCCACAGCAAGTAGGCAAACGGAATGCGCCAACCGTCGTAACGCTTGCCCTCGTATGTCACGAACGTCATTTCGGCACGTCCTGCGAGGAGCCCATCCACATCAGCGCCAAGCTGGAGGCGGCACCGCGCACACCATGCGCGTTCGCTTCGCTCGGCAGCATCAGATCGGCCACCCGCTTAAGTACTTCCTCCCAGTCGCCACCGAGAGCAACCGCAACGCTGGCCAGCTCGGCCGCGCGCACCATGGGATCGAACTCCTGCTCGGCGTTTGTGTAACCGATCCTGATCAGCTCTCGCCGGTACTGCTCAAACCGCTCCCTGGCGCGCTCGCGCTCCTCCACCGGCAGGTTGTCGAACTGCTTGATGATCGCGGTGTGGGTAGGGTCGCTCATACCACAACCGCTTCTCCGACCTTGCGCAGCGTGACTGGGGTAATGTCAGTATAGGCGTACCAGAGCGCCTCATACACCACGAAATACGCTCCAGGGGCCCCCGCAGCCAGTTCTCGGCACCTTTGCTTGGCGGCATCCAGGGTTGAGTGCAGCTCGGTCTGCACTGCACCCAGCGCCCCTAGCTCGCCAGGATCGGAGCCGTCATCCGGCGGCGTGAACCCGCCTACGATCCAGTGCTTTCTGATCGCTGCGGTGTTCGTCGTGTCAGGCATTGCGGACCTTCGGACGGTTGGGACGCCGCTTCAGAAACTCTGTAAGCAGCAGCTGGTCACGCTTCGCCGTCGTCCGCATGCCGTCCCGATCGATCTGGAACGAGAACTCGACGCCGCACTCCCCACAAATCAGTGGTTGGTACGAGATCGTAGACAATGGCTCCGGCCAGTCCGCGACGATTGCGTTGCCCGACTGGTGATGGCAAAGCGGACAATGAAGCTCCATCCGGACCATTTATTGCTGCCCGCTGCGATTGGCCGCCGCTTGTGTGGCGTCCGAGGTCAAGCGCAAGCCGTCCACCTGGCGGTTCGGTGAAGCCGGCACGATGCATGAGAACGCGATCGCTGCCGCGAAGATGGCGACCTGTTTCATAGATCATGCGCTCCCTCGCCCGGTCGAACTCCATTCCAGCCCGACCCTGGTCTCGTGCCCGCGATTGCGGCTGATCATGGTCTCGTACGCCACCACGCGCGCGATCAGCGTGCCGCCTTCGTTAACCCAACCGACCACGCGCTCGTTCATCGCGTCGTCTGTCCATTCGAACTTCTGCCCGCCTCCGCGCACCACCATGATGCGCTCCTCTTGGCCGTACTGCGGGACATTGATGTTGCCGTACTCGCCCCGCAAGTACGCGTCCATGGTGTCGACCGCGTTCTGCAACTTGTCGAAGTACACCGTCCGCCAGAACACCCGCGCGCGCCACGGCACCAGCTCGATCGCGGCGTCGACCGCCTCGTTGACCTTGACCGCGGTTGCCAGCGCGGCACCGCCGAGCGCACCCGCCACGGCGCCACAAACGATCATCCTGCGCCGAGTAATCATGGCACCGTCCGTCTATTGGCGAGCATCAACTCGATGAACGTTTTGAGCGGAACGTAGCCGATGGCAAAGCCAGCACCGGCTGCCACAGACATGAAGAAAATGGTTGACCCGGTTATGGTTATAGTCGCGTCCATAGCGGCAGCACTCGACGGGCAGTCGCGTTCAGGTCGAACCCCCACTCCAACACCCGTTCCGCGGCAACGCTGCCCTGGTTGCGTCGGGTCTATGGTGCTGTTGGCGTATGTACTTCGACGTGCCGCTTGTCTTTTCGCGAATGTCTGCGTCTCTTACGTTTCTTGGTCGGCGGAGGTGGCGAGCTTACGACTGAAACGTCCCTGCTGTCCACGTCCACAGGTACATACCGCCCCAGCCATTCAAATTCGAGCCGCAATCGGCCATCCTCGGCAACTCCCTGGTAGACTGCTTGGTGACCGGACGCTGGCCCGTAGCCACCTACAATGACGCGATCACCGCGTTGAAAAGGTTCGGGGATTTCTTCGGGAGGGAGAACGTCAGTGCCGCCACATCGCTCGATCAGCCGATCTACGACCGGCTGGTGCAAAACGCCGATCCGTTCGCCGAACATGACAAGGCCCAGCACCTTAGTGGCGTCACGCAATACGTCCCAGCACAACTCAGTGTGCACGAAGATGTAGCGGGGGAACGCTGGCAGGATGCGCTCGACCACGCGCCCACGATAAACCGCAGAGGCGCGGCGCTTGAAGCAAATATGATCGTAAGACAGACGCCGCAGGTCTTCGGAGACTAGGTGCTCCGAATTCGGATGCGTCACGGCCAGCGTCCAGTCGACCAATCGGTGGCCCCTTCGATAGGATCGAATCAGGAAGGCTTGACCGTGGCTTACACCACGTTCGGTCGAACGTCCAACATTATGGACAAAAAAAGGCCGCCTCGAAGAGAGGGCGGCCAAACAAAAGGAGGAGTTAAAGGACCTATAGCGCAGACTAAAGCCCAGCCGGCGGCGATTCGTCAAGCGGCTTCTTGGCGTCCAGCAGTTGTAGCAGCGCGGTCGCCACCTCGCGCGATAGCACAATCGCCCCCAATGGATTCCCGCTGGCAGGAAGCCGGTACTCGATCAGCTCGCGCAGCTTGGCCACGGCCTCGGCTGGCGTCGTCATGCCACCTCCTCGTCGTTCGGCCACGCGTCCACGATGGTGACCCGGCGCTCGCGCCCGAACTTGAGCACCAGCTGATCGACGTGCTGCTTCAGCTCCCACAGCGTCAGCGGTCCCTTGATCATTTCCGCCAGGGCCGCGTCGAGCGGGCTGACGTCCACTTCCTTCTTGTTCATTTCGGCCCCACGAGGTGAGTTGGAGGTGTCGGCATCCTGTCCTTGTGCCGCGTTGGACGCCACAGGTGCAGCGTAAACGGGTGACAGTTCACGTAGTCGATCTTGCGCGGGTGAAATTGAACCACCAGTTCGTCCTCCTTCCAGAACAGCGCCTTGACCACGCACATCTCCATCCAGATCGGACAACGATCGGGCGTCGACACCGAGACGTGCTCCCACCACGCGGAGGTGCGGTCGGCCCTATTGGCGATGATCCGCAGCTCGGTCCGAGCTGCGTCTAACATGACCTCCAGCTCGAACGCGCCGAAGGGATCGCCGGGATTGCTGGCCCAGTCGCTGTCCGCCAGGATGCGGCAGCGCTCGATCTCCTCTGGCCAGGGATCACGCACGCCAGCCTCCCGGCCCGAACATCTCGCGCTCGTTCTCGGGCACGAGGTGGTCAATCAGCGCGATGAACATCGCGCGGAACTCAGGACGTGCTGACGGCTCGAGCCCGGCGAGGTAGGTCGCCGTCATGTCGGCCAGCACAGCAGATTGAATTTCAGGTTCCTTGCCCTTCAGGATTGGATGCAGGTGCTGCCTAATCGCCTTGCGCAACCTCCGCGCCGTCCACTCCAGCTCGCGCATGCTCGCTGCCATCTCCGGGTCCGACATCCTTGTCCCTCCACAGCTCGGTCTTGGCGATCTTGTGCTCGCGCTTCTTGATCCAGCTCGCGGCGCGGTCGTTGAGCATCGGCCACGCGGGAAGATCGATGTCCGCCATCTGCTGGAACGCCTCGTCGCGGTACGCCCACGTCGATTCCTCGGCGCAGGCGTCCTCCTCGATGATGATCGCGCGCTGGCCAATCCGCATGGCGCGCAGGGCCTGCCTAAACCACGTCTCCTGCAGCGACGGCCAGGAGCAGAACACGGTGCGGTCGCGGAAACGGCGCACAGCTCGCTTGGCCGGCATCCTTTGTTGCGCCGGGTCGTACACGCCGAGCTTGATCCATGAGTGGCCGATGCCGCTGTCGGTGCCAATCACGTCGATGTTGCGGTGGCGCATCAGCGCGGTCAGGTAGCCAGAGCCTGCTCCGACCTCGACGATAGGCTGGTGCGCCTCCAGCGCGTCCAGCAGCTCTTTGCATGGGATGCTGAACCCGAACTCCTTGATCGCCTTGGTGCGCGTGTCGTACATGATCCGGGTGCGCTCGACGCGCTCGTTGACGTCGAAGTTCTTCCCCTCAAGGATCGGATCGGTGCCGAGCGCCCATGCTCGCCGGTACATCAGGAAGTCGGCGCCCCACCGCTCGATGATCTGGTCGTGCGACCACACCGGCTGGCCGGTCGCCCAGCCGCGCATGGTCTCGATGATCTGGTGGTCCGCCTCGATGGTTAGCGGTCCCGCGATGCCCTGCACCACCATGTTGAAGTCGCTCATGGCTCGATCCTTTCCACGTCCTCGCGCGAGCCGAATTTGGCCAGGATGATGACCCGGTCCGCCCGCCGGGCGATCTCCCGCGCCAGAGGGCCCAGCTGGGCCAGCTGGGCGGGGTCTGCAGCGATTAAGGGTACGAAGGGGTATGGACCTAGCGGCCCGGCGCAAACCCCCTCACCGGCCTCGTCAAGGCTCAGGAAGGCCCATATATGGTCGATCCGCCGCAGGTGGTTGCCGGGATCGTGCAGCCGCTGCTCGGCATAGCCGGGCACCGCTTGCCCCAGCCGCAGTTCGGCGTTCTCGGCATGCAGCCGCGCGATCTCCTTCTCGGCGCGGTCAAGCGCCGCCTTGATCTCGTTCCAACCAGTCATCCCATCCTCCCGAGCGCGGCAAGCTTGGCTACGATCTCCTCAGTCGTGTGTTCCGGTGCTTCGGTGCCGTGCATGACGACGTGCCATTGATGGTCAGACACCATCGGCGGAGCGAAGATCGTGAACGCTTCATGCGCTCCGGTTCGCACAAGGGCGACATAGCCTTCGCGCGCACGCCGCTCGAGGTAAGCGCGAAGCGCTGGGTCTTCGTGGGCGTCCGGGTAGGCCGAATCGAGCCACACTTGAATGACCGGGATGTCGTTCTTTACGCCCTCGCTTTCGATCTGGATGAAGTCCGGGACAAGATCGATGACGTAGTGCGAGCGGTCAGGCCTGCGCAGGTCGGCCGTGTCGTCATTCGACAGCCAGCGACACGTCCAGATCGCACAGTCGATCGGCCGCTTGGCGTAGATCGCGCAGCCGGTGTGGCGCTGGTGCTGACAGCGCTCGCCAGCTCCCTTGCGCAGTGCTTTGACCGGCACCAAGCGGCAGCACAGCGAAC